TAAAGCTGCAAAACGCAGAAAATCTTTTTGCGCTAGATCTAAAGGCTGGACAAGCGAACGGGGTAGAGCGGCAAGAAGAAGATGGAATTGCTAATAATTAAACAACAACAATAACAACAACAAACCAAAACACAAAATTATGAACAAAGCAGAAAAATACGACATGAAACAGGCGTATAACAAAGATCTTACAAAATCCGCAAGATTTAATTATCTTAAAAACGCTATGCACGATAAAAAAGGTATGTCTATGAAAGACGAAGGTGTAATGATGATGGGGCAAGTTAAGCAAGGCTCTATGGCTACAATGCGTAGCGGAAATGTTGGGCATTATACAGGTAATCACCCCAGATTTACTTCTAAAGGAATAAATATGAATGCAGATCTTGCATTTAATCCTGTAGATGATATTACACAAAATAAAGGTGCTGCGGACACAGCCCCTATAGCTAATCTTAATAAAGGATATGGCCAACAAGTAGGTAAGCCTTCTGTTGCAAGTCGACAAAAATATGGTGGTAATAAAGGAGATGAAAGTATGTCAGATAGAGACTATAGCGCTCCTACTAAAATGTATGGAGGGAAAAAAGGCGACATGAGCAAATCCCGAAGAGATTACAAATAAAACAGATAGGACTGTATAAACCTAGCAAAACATAAACATTAACAATAACAAAACAAAACCAAAATGGCAAGATTTATTTCTATTTCCGTTGTTGGAGGCGCAGACGCTTTTGAAGACGGACAACATCTAATTAACACAGACTCAATTGTCGCAGTAACATCAGGAGATGCTGCTGGCGCTAATGAAGGAACTAAAACAACAATTCACACCGTTGCTCCAACATTAGACACAATTACATTAACTCATTCAACTGAAACAACTCCATCAGTTAGAGATGCAATTAATTCAGCCCTTACTGCTAATCCAGGTGGTGTAAAATCAACTGTTGGTCTTCCTAGCGGAATTACTGTAACTGAATTTCTAGTTGTATAATGAGCAAATCTAAAGGACTTGGTGATTCAATTGAAAAAGTTACTAAAGTTACTGGAATTAAAAGTGTAGTAGATAGAGTCGCAGAGGGTTTGAATATCCCCTGCGGCTGTTCTGCTCGCAAAGATAAATTAAATAAAATGTTCCCTTATAAATAATGGCTTTTAAACTTAATAATCCACCTTATAAATTAGATAATACCCCTATATATAATGTAGATTTGGGAGAAGGTGTATTAGGTAAAGCCAATAATAATGGAACTATATTAATAAATAAAGATTTAAATCCAAGACAAATTGAAAAAGTGGTTGATCATGAAATGATACATATTGACCAATTTAAAAGAGGAGATTTAGATTATGATGATAATAATGTTTACTGGAAAGGTAAAACATACTCTAGAAGCCAAATGCAGGAAGGTGCAAAAAATCTTCCTTGGGAAAAAGAAGCTTACGACAAAGCTTAAATTATGTTAAAATTATTATTAGGCCTACTAAAAGGTGGCGATGGCAGAAAGTCAGTAGCTGGTAACCTAGCGTGGGAAATAAGAGAAGCAATTAAGGGTAAAGAATTAGACCCTAATGAAATAATAGAATTGCAAACTAAAATAAATGAAATCGAAGCTGGTCATAGAACAGTATTTGTTGCCGGCTGGAGACCATTTATAGGATGGGTTTGCGGAGTGGCATTAGCATATAACTTCGTAATAAGAGATTTATTTATTTGGATTACAAAAACAACCGACGCTCCGCCGGCATTACAAATGGAGCATTTAATGACAGTCTTATTGGGAATGCTTGGTCTTGGCGGATTAAGAACCTTTGAGAAAATAAAAGATAAAGTAAAATAATTTAATTAAATTTAATCAAATGAGTACACAAGAAAAAAAAGTAACAGAGGAACAATTAGCTAAAATTAAAGAGCAACAAGTAACAATGAACAATAAATTACGTGACATTGGGCTTGTTGAAAATCAAAAACACGTTTTATTACATGAATACGCTGGACTTGAGCAAGATATGGAAGCTTATAAAAAAGACCTTGAAAAAGAGTATGGGGCAATTAGTATTGATTTGGAAACGGGTGTTTACAAAGAAATAGAAAAGCAAGAAGAAAAATAAGATGAGCAGCATTATAAGGAAGATCAGCATCGGTTCTGATTATAAAAATGATGCTATGCATTACTCTGTAAGCCAAGAAGTATACGGGGGACACAAAATAGCTTATATCATATTTGAAGATACTGATAGTTCTTATAATATTTTCATTAAAAAAAACAATGAAGTATTGCCTTGGAAAAAGTTTAATTCTAACATGGCTATTTCTGTTGAATATAATTTAGAATATGAATAGTGTCTACGATTTTATCGTTGAGCCTATTGGAGAAAGATATAACAATACAACTAAAGTAAATAATAAAGATTTAATATTAAATTGTAATATAGAATCATTTAAGTTTATAAATAAACTTGCTAAAGTTATATCTACGCCAAAAGCTTATAATACTGTTATAAAAAAAGGTGATGAAATTGTAATTCATCATAATGTTTTTAGAAGATATTATGATATAAAAGGTAAAGAAAAAAACAGTAGTAAATATTTTAAAGACAATCTTTACTTTTGTCAGACAGATCAGGTGTATCTTTATAAAAAAAATAATGAGTGGCATTCATTTATGGATAGATGCTTTGTTAAGCCTATTTTAAATAATGACCCTACAAGCCTAGAAAAAGAGCAAAAGCATGTTGGTATACTAAAGTATGGCAATAGCTCGTTAAAAGCGCTTGAAATCAACCCAGGCGATGTTATAGGCTTTACTCCAAACAGCGAATGGGAGTTTATAGTAGATAATGAGCGGTTATATTGTATGAAATCTAATGATATTGTTATTAAGTATGAACGTAAAGAAAACCAAACTGAATATAATCCAAGCTGGGCAAAAAGCAGTTGAGGAGTTAATCAAAGTAGCCAAAGAAGCTATTGTAGATTCAGAAGATGACATATCAGCCGATAGATTAAAAAATGCAGCAGCTACAAAAAAACTAGCAATATTTGATGCGTTTGAAATATTAACAAGAATTGAAACCGAAGAAAAGTTATTAGAAGACAAATCTGGTAATCAAAAAACATTCGGGGGCTTTGCTGAAAAAAGATCTAAATGACATATCAGCAAACATTATATTCAGTAATATCTGATTATGTAAAGCCCAATATATTAAAGAAAAAAAATAAACAAAAAAGCTGGGAATACGGTTATAACAAAGAGCATGATTTAGTTGTAATAAGCAAATCAGGTGAACTTGGTGAAGTATACGATATTCAAGGCTTAAAAATAGGCTTACCATTAATCAATAGATGCTTTAAAAGATCTAATAAAAAACAAGAGCAATATTGGCAGAAATTTAATTATCCTAAAGAATTACAAAAAATTAAAAGTGTTTTCGATTGGAATAATTATCCCGATAATTTTAAAGAGCAATGGTACGACTATATAGATAATGAATTTAAATACAGAGAAGAAGGGTTTGCATTTTACAATAACGGTGCTGAAACTTATATTACTGGGTCTCATTACATGTACCTGCAGTGGACTAAAATTGACGTTGGGGCCGCTGACTTTAGGGAATCAAATAGATTATTCTATATTTTCTGGGAAGCGTGTAAAGCAGATACCAGATGTTATGGAATATGCTATCTCAAAAACAGACGGTCTGGGTTTAGCTTCATGGCATCGAACGAAACTGTTAACCAGGCAACCATGTCAAGTGACGCAAGATTTGGTATTTTATCAAAAACTGGGGCTGATGCCAAAAAAATGTTTACCGATAAAGTTGTTCCAATATCAATCAATTATCCCTTTTTCTTCAAGCCCGTTCAAGACGGTATGGATCGTCCGAAAACAGAGCTTGCTTACCGAGTGCCCGCCTCCAAACTAACTCGGCGCAAGATAGAAGTAGGCGAACAATTAGCTGAAATTGATGGGCTTGATACTACAATCGACTGGAAAAATACAGGCGATAATTCATATGATGGAGAAAAGCTAAAGCTTTTAATTCATGATGAATCTGGCAAGTGGGAAAGACCAGATAATATAATTAATAACTGGAGAGTAACTAAAACAACATTAAGGCTAGGTAGTAGAGTAGTCGGTAAATGTATGATGGGATCTACATCTAACTCTTTAGACAAAGGAGGTAATAATTTTAAAAAATTATATGAAGGATCAGATGTTACTAAAAGAAACCGCAACGGACAGACTAGCTCAGGATTATATTCTTTGTTCATACCTATGGAATGGAATTACGAAGGATTCATTGATGTGCATGGAATACCTGTATTCGATACACCAAAAAAATCAGTCAAAAGTATTGATGGAACGGAAATAGATACTGGAGTAATTAATTATTGGATAAATGAAGTTGACGGATTAAAAAAAGATCAAGATGCTTTAAATGAATTTTATCGTCAATTTCCGCGAACTACTCAACATGCATTTCGAGACGAAACAAAACAATCTTTATTTAATCTAACTAAGATATACGAGCAAATAGATTATATTGAAGAAATAAAATATACCGGCCTTATTACGCAAGGCAATTTTCAATGGCAGGGCGGCATTAAAGATTCATTAGTTGAATTTGCGCCTAATAACAATGGGAGATTTTTTATTTCATGGGTTCCCCCTCATAATATGCAAAATAGATCTATAGCTAAAGGTAATTTAAGATACCCGGCTAATGAACACTGTGGTGCATTTGGATGTGACAGTTATGATATATCAGGTACAGTTGACGGAAGAGGATCTAAGGGATCTTTACATGGGCTTACAAAATTTACAATGGAAGATATACCGCCCAATCATTTCTTTTTAGAATATATATCACGGCCTGATAATGCAGAAATATTTTTTGAGGATGTACTAATGGCTTTAGTATTTTACGGAATGCCAATACTCGCAGAAAATAATAAACCTAGATTATTATATTATTTAAAAAGAAGAGGATATAGAGGATACTCTATGAATAGACCAGATAAAGTTTATAATAAATTATCAATAACAGAAAGAGAGATAGGTGGAGTGCCTAACTCTAGTGAAGATATGAAGCAAGCTCACGCAGCGGCTATAGAATCCTATATTGATTCTCACGTAGGGTTTAACGGGGAGACACACGGAGACTTATATTTTACAAGAACATTAAATGATTGGTCAAAATTTAATCTTAACAACAGAACGAAGCATGATGCTTCTATAAGTTCTGGTCTTGCTATAATGGCTTGTAATAAAAATAAATATGCACCAGTAGCAAAAAAAGTTTTTCAGCCTGTTAATTTGGGTATAAAAAGATATAACAACGATGGATTTACATCAAAAATAATTTAAATAGATGGTTAACACAAATTATAACAGTTCATTTCCAGATCAGGTAGTACCTGATTCCGTAAAGAATAGTTATGACTATGGCTTACAAGTTTCACAAGCTATAGAAAATGAATGGTTCAGGCAGGACATCGGAGGTGAAAGGTATTTGCAAAATTTTCAAAATTACCATGCGCTAAGGCTTTATGCTAGAGGTGAACAGCCTATCCAAAAATATAAAGATGAATTATCAATTAATGGTGATTTATCTTATTTAAATTTAGATTGGAAAATTGTTCCAGTAATACCTAAGTTTGTTGATATAGTAGTTAATGGAATGACAGATAAAGGTTATGAAATTAAATCATTTGCTACCGATCCATTTGCACTTAAAGAAAGAACTGATTTTGCTTTTAATGCAATGCGTGATATAATTAATAAAGAATACATTGAGCAAATGAATGCGGCAACAGGGCAAAATTTTTATGCTTCTGCTCAGCCTGATAAATTACCAGCCTCTCGTGAAGAATTAGATCTTTATTTACAATTAAACTATAAACAAAGCGTTGAAATTGCTGAAGAGGAAATAATTAAAAATGTTTTTTCTTTTAATAAATATGATGAAATACAACGCCGGATTGCTTATGATTTAGCTGTATTAGGTATTGGTATATCTAAAACTAGCTTTAATTTTTCAGAAGGTATTACTGTTGATTATGTAGATCCAGCTTCGGTAGTATACTCTTATACAGAAGATCCTAATTTTGAAGATATATATTATGTTGGAGAAGTTAAAAATTTAAGTCTTTCAGAAGTAAAAAGATTATACCCTAATTTAACAGATCAAGATTTAGAAGAAATACAAAAATACAGAGGCCCTTCTAATTATAGTAATTATGTAAGAAACTACGGAGGGCAAGATGATGCTAATTTAATATCAGTGCTGTTTTTTGAATATAAAACCTACACTAATCAAGTTTTTAAATTAAAAAATACAGATCAAGGATTAGAAAAAATATTAGAAAAAGATGATACTTTTAACCCGCCTGAAAATGATAACTTTAGCAAAGTTTCAAGAAGTATAGAAGTTTTATACACAGGAGCTAAAGTATTAGGGCTAAGTAAGTTGCTTGATTGGAAAATGGCAGAAAATATGACCCGCCCTAATTCTGATGTTACTAAAGTAAATATGAATTATTCTATATGTGCACCTAGAATGTATAAAGGGCGCATAGATTCTATTGTTAGTCGTATTACAAGCTTTGCTGATATGATTCAATTAACTCATTTAAAACTTCAACAAGTCTTAGCTAGAATAGTTCCTGACGGTGTTTATTTAGATATGGACGGATTAGCGGAAGTTGATTTGGGGAATGGAACAAATTATAATCCGGCGGAAGCATTAAACATGTATTTTCAAACGGGTAGCATTGTTGGAAGATCTTTAACTCAAGATGGTGATTTAAATAGAGGCAAAGTGCCCATTCAGGAATTACAGTCATCAAGTGGTATGGCTAAAATACAATCTTTGATATCTACTTATCAATATTATTTACAAATGATAAGGGATGTTACAGGATTAAACGAAGCGGTTGACGGCAGTACACCGGACAAAAATGCATTAGTTGGGTTACAAAAAATGGCTGCCGCTAATTCTAATGTAGCCACAAGACACATATTAAAAGCTTTAATGTACATAACTATTAAAATAGCTGAAAATGTAAGCTTGCGGGCTAATGACGCATTACAATTTCCATTAACAAAAGATGCGTTGCTTAATAGCATTAACACATTTAATGTTAATACACTTGAAGAAATGGAAAAGGTAGCAATGCACGATTTTGGTATATTTTTAGAACTAGAACCAGACGAAGAAGAAAAAGCAAAACTAGAACAAAATATACAAGTAGCTTTACAGTCTGGTGGAATAGATTTAGATGATGCTATTGATGTTAGACAAATATCAAATTTAAAATTAGCCAATCAATTATTAAAACTTAAAAGAAAAGAAAAAGGAGCACGAGATCAACAAGCCGCTCAGGCTAATATTCAAGCTCAAGCGCAGGCTAATGCACAGGCTTCTGAAGCAGCGGCGCTGGCTGAAGTACAAAAGCAACAAGCCTTAGCCGAAACAAAAGTGCAGATTGAAAAAGCTAAATCAGATTTTGAAATTGCTAGAATGGAACAAGAGGCATTAATTAAGAAACAATTAATGGCAGAAGAATTTAGTTATAATATGCAACTAGCTCAAATACAAGCATCTGCAACAACAAAAAAAGAACAAGAAATAGAAGATAGAAAAGATAAGCGTGTAAAAATACAAGGTACACAACAATCTGAACTTATTGATCAAAGAAAAAATGATTTATTACCTAAAGATTTTGAATCAGCGGGTAACGATAATCTAAGTGGCTTTGGCTTAGAGCAATTTGAGCCGAGGTAAATTTTATTAATTAATTTTATATTATCATATTATGTCAACAGAAGTAAAACAAGAAGGGGATTTTAAAATTAAAAAAAGAACTCCTAAAAAATTAGTAGGAAAAGAAGATATTATTAAAGTAGATCTTTCTAAACCGGCTGTAGAACTTAAAAAAGAAGAAGATGCCATTCAAAAGCAAAGCGCAGATGAAGTACCTGTACGCAACGAATCCGAAACTAGCGAAGGAATTCGAGAAGGAAACGAGCAGCCAACAGATGAAAAATCTACCAGACAAGATAATAGCAATGCTAGCGAAGCAGAAGTAGACTCTCCTATTCAAGTTATTGAAGATGAAGAAGATAATTCTGAAGAGGCAGGAGTGGATAGAAGCAATGAAGCTTCCTCTACCGTATCGGAACAAAAAGAAGTATTATCGGAAACAAAAGCACAAAAGCTTCCCGAGGGAGTAGAGAAACTTATAAAGTTTATGGAAGAAACGGGTGGTACTGTTGAAGACTATGCTAGGCTTAATGCGGACTACTCTAATGTAGACAATAACACGTTGTTAAGAGAATATTATAAAACAAGTAAACCTCATTTAGATTCAGAAGATGTAAATCTACTATTAGAAGATTTTACATGGGACGAAGAAGTTGATGAGGATAGGGACATACGCAAGAAAAAAATTGCGTATAAAGAAGAAGTTGCAAAAGCTAAAAACTTTTTAGAGCAAACTAAGAGTAAATATTACGAGGAAATAAAATTAAGGCCTGGTGTTACTCAAGAGCAACAAAAAGCTACAGACTTTTTCAACCGATATACTGAAGAGCAGAAGCGTAATGAAACTGTTCGTGAGGGATTTATAAATACTACTAAAGACTATTTTTCTAATGATTTCAAAGGTTTTGATTTTAAATTAGGGGATAAAAAAGTTAGATACGGTATTAAAGATCCTGAATCAACCGCTGATAATCAAAAAGATCTTACAGATTTTGTTGGGACGTTCCTTGGCAAAGATGGTCAAATGAAAGATCCAGCTGGTTATCATAAAGCAATTTATGCTGCCCGTAATGCTGATACTATGGCAACACATTTCTATGAGCAAGGCCGTGCCGATGCTATAAAAGATCAAGTTGCTAAAACTAAAAACATAACTACCGAGCCCAGGCAAACTGCTCCGGGCGATGTATTTGTTAATGGGTTAAAAGTAAAAGCTATTAGTGGACTAGACTCTTCAAAACTTAAAATTAAAACAAAAAAATTTAACAATTAAAATTTAAAGAATGGCAAATGTAGTACCCTCGTTTGGGTCAATTAAACCTAGTCAGAAGCAACAAGCTCTGTCTACAAATTATCTGCAATTTACAGATAAAGCTGGCGATGATTTTTCAGATTTCGCAGCACAATATCTTCCTGAGATCTACGAACAAGAAGTAGAGCGATACGGAAACCGAACTCTTTCTGGATTCTTACGCATGGTAGGAGCAGAAATGCCTATGACTTCAGATCAAGTAATTTGGTCAGAACAAAATAGATTACATATTGCGTATGATGGTGTTACCAAAGCTAGCGCAACTACTCTAACTTTTGTATTGAATGCCGCTGCGGGGCCTAACTTTGTGGCTAATACAATTTCTAAAAATCAAACCATTGTAGTAATGGATCCCGCTACAGGTAAGGAAGTAAAAGCTTTAGTTACCAATAGTGTTGACACTACTGCTATTTTGGCTACAATTACTGTTGCTACTTACACAGGGGCTGATCTTGCCGCTACTTTTGGAGCTGGAGCAATTGCTACTCTTAAGATATTTGTATATGGTTCTGAATATAGAAAAGGAACTGGCGATGCCGATATTAAAAGCGTAACACCTTCTTTTACTCAATTTAATAACTCACCAATTATTATTAAAGAAAAATATGTGGTCAATGGATCAGATATGGCTCAGATTGGTTGGGTTGAAGTTGCTACT